TTGACTTTCCAATTATTAACCCTAAGTTAAAATTAGTTCTAACATTGGAAACTGGACCAACTGTGACAGTTACATCTACTACATCGTTGAGTGGTAAAGTTGACATTTATATTCCTCCTATCTATCTGTTAAAATTCTTACATCGCTGCTTACGATGAAAGGTATTTGTTTCTCTCTTATAACAGATTCATTAAAAGTAGCTGAAAAATCTGTTCTTTCCCACCATTGCCCGTTGTATAACTCTGGTAATCTAGTAGGCATAGGTACATCAGTTATAAGAAAGAGATTTTTTTCTTTAAAATATTGCATATAATCATTGTCAAAAATTAAATTTCTTATTATATCTGCATTGTCATAACTATTCGGACCATATAAAGTCCAATCTATTTTATGAACTCTTGTATATCCTGTTTTTCTATCTAAATAAATATTATTTTTTTCACTTGGGGTGTCTAATATATTTAATGTTCTTGCTAATTTGTCATCTATTGGAGTGACTCTTATAAAAGTTATGTCATCAGTTATTTTCCAACTTGGTTGTCCATCTGCTGGCCATGTAGTTCTTACTTTCCCTTTTCCTTCTGGCGTAGTAGGATCAATATTAAGCATTTTGCAAGTCATAGCCACAAAGAAATCTTTTAATTCTTGTAATTTTAATACTTGGTCTGCCATTAATCACTCGCCTTCCTTTGTCCTATAGCGAAATAATAACCATAATCGCTATATTCGTTAACTTGGTATATCTTGTATCTGTCTCCATGCCATAAAATCTCGTCTGAAACTCCAGCTTGTTCAGTTTCTGTTGCATTTCTTGAATTGTATAAAGCTTCCAGTGTATGAATTGCTATTTCTCCGCCTATTCGGTCGCCCTCTGGGATAAACTCTATTTGCTCGGCATTAGCAATACTTATTACTCCTGTCATTGATAGCTCATTTTCTGTTATTACAAACTCACCATTCGGAGCCCAATCTCCAGTCTTTCTATAAACTTTTATTGTCTGTGCAAAAGCTGGGTCTGATATAAGGAATGATACATTAATCATTAAAATTCACCATCCTTAATTACATAAGTGATACTCCTGCGCATTTCTCCAGAATCTATTAATGGGCGATCACTGCCTTTTTTCTTTATAGTAGACTTTTTATTTTCTTCCCACTCATTAGCTGAGTTTGTAAACCAATCTCTTGCGATGTTCTGGCCTTGTAAACCAACTTCATTTAAAGCTGGAGATACGTCTTTACCATCTAAAGCTACATTTATTGTATCTTTCATAAGTTCAACCATTTGTTCTTGGTTTTGTTTGTATTCCATAGCTGGTTCTAAAACCGGTCTAGGTGGCACTTTCCATAAAGGTGAACCATGTTCTTGCACATATAGTTCATGAGCTTTAGAATAAGGCATGTCAATTAAATCGTGCTGCATTTCTTTTATCATGTCTTTGTCTCTTACGCCATTAGTGTGTACATAAAGTAATTGTGCGTTAGTTATCTTACTATCTGCGTGTTCTGTACTGTCTGGAATACCGATGCAAACAGTCTTTTTAGCCAAGTCTTTAAGCGAACTTGTAATTTCTTTTGTTAAATCTTTAGTTATAGTTACATTTGTAAAACCATTTAACATCCTGCACCTCCTAATTTACATACATCGCACCCATGCCAATAAGTCTTCCAACTTGCATTAATTGTTGACCGTATTTAGTTGATTTCCATGTAGCCCAACCATTTACGCCACTTGCTAAAGTGTTATAATCTATACTTACAGATACATCACCAACACTTTTTGAAGTTTCAAGCCCTAAAGATTTACCTGTATTAATTATTGCAGCTGCTCCGCCATTAGGGTCTGCCATGCCTTGTACATATAAAGTTAAGAAATGAGCCATAAACCATCCCATTGCAAGCTTCCATGACTTATGCCATCTAGCTTCTTTAATACATGCGTCTGCTAACTCTAAATACATTTCTTGAACTTCTTGGGGTACAATGTAATTACTATTTGTATCTGGCCCAAATTGAGGATACTGTATATAAAAGTCTGCTAATTCATATGGTGGATTATCTCCTGTTCTAATTCCGCTTGCATCTAACATTAGATCACCTACTCAGCAACTACTTTTTTCTTAGTTTTTGCTAAATCTCCATTTTCAGCTGCTATTTTCTGTTCCTTGCTATTTATGACAGTTAAACAACCATCTGCAACAGCATCTTTGAAAGTTTGAGTTCCTTTAATCCATTCTGGTGCTTCTGGTGTTATAGACAAATGTTTTATAGTAAATTTTTTTCCATTCCCATCGTCAAAAGTTAATGATTTTGTTGAATGTAAAGTCATTAAAATTCCTCCTAAAATTAAATTTAGGCAATAAAAAAAGCCTTAGATAAACTAAAACTTGAATTATTGCCTATTAAATTATTATTCTTCCTTAAATACCATCGTAATATTTTACACATTGATAGTATAAAAATTTTACTTGCCCTATATTCGCAGTATACGCTGTAAGGTAAGCCATATCTTTTACGCTTGGTTGTGTCATAGCTCTTCTAAGCTCTTGAAGTATATCAATTGTTACTCTATTTTCATCATTGACATATGCAACCATTCTATCTTTGTTAGAAAGTCCTGCACCAATACATTGTCTACAAGGAACAATAACAAGATCAACTCCTTGCGCCTTAGCAATATTATTCTCTAATAAGTAAGTTAAAATCGAAACATTACCAGCATTACTTACTTTTTGGCTTGTAATGTAAGTAAATTGTGCTGGTGGTATTAAAATTTGGTTTGGCATACCACTTACATCGTATTGTGCATCAGCCCAAGCAGCATTTAAAATATTATTTATATCTGCCAAGATTTCATCTGGTGTTTTTGTATTCCAGGCTGTGGTTGTGCTTGCACCTGCTGGTACAGTAGTTGCAGTTACCGCTGGATTATTAACCATTCCATAAACTTGTTCCTCTGGGACTCCATAATAAACCATATAGTCTAATGATTTGTTATAGTTTAATCTGATGCCATTATCTAATAAGCCATCTAATGATCTCCCGATGCCTTGTAATTTTTGTTGGTCAATTAATGGTACTTGCAAAACATTTGACCATAAGAAAGTTTTGTAAACTTCTTTGCTTACGTTAGCTTGTACAACTGGAATATCATTAGATTGACCTCTGATAAGCCCAAAAGCATTTCCACCAGTTGTTGCGTAATCAGCAAAGTAATTACTTGTAGTCTCTGCTAATCCTCCACCGTATTTTGGAACTATATCTCTATCCCATGTAACACTTGTTAATGGTTCATTTAATTTTGGATCTCTTTTTTCTAATTCACCGTTAAGGAATGCCATACCTCCAGCGATTCCACCAGCATCCATAGCTGATAGTGAAGGGCTTATTCCGTTTAAACTTATTGTTTGTCCACCTAAATTCATTATATATTCACTCCTTCTCTATTATGGATTCACTCTGTTTAAGATTGTTAATTCAGCTATTCCATTAGCATCAACCTTACCAGTTTTCCATCTTGCATTAGTAATTTCTATAGTGTTTGTGCTGTCTGCTGCTGCTTCAAATTGCCCAACTACTCCAGTAGGAACTGATGCATTAGCTGTAATTCTTACATAAACTTTTCCACCTGCTGTTGGAGTACCTGCATTACATTTTACTGTTACGCTTCCTCTAGTAAGTACGTCACAAACTTCATTTGCTTTATATGTTCCTGCTGCTGAATAATAATCAGTAGCTTGCTTAACTTCTCTTATTGCAATACCTGCAAAAGTTGCTGCTGTTCCTGTTGCTCCAAATCTTGAATATGTGTTATCTGAATTCAAAACTGCTGGTTCACCAAAAGCAATATCTGCTGAATCACTTTTAACGATTCTTGGAGTTACAATATTATCTTGATCTCTTGAAATGCTACCTGCATATCCTAAATTTAAACTTAATCCTATTGCTGTACCTGGCATAATTATTTTTCCCCCTTATAATGTGGATTTTTTGCTTTGTGAGCTGCTTCTAATTTAGCTGCTTTGTCTGCTGCTGAATCAGTTGCTTGTTGTTGGCTTAATGCATTTTGCTTTTGAGCTTGCATTATTTTTGCATATCCATTTAATTTTCTATTAGGCTTATTAGCTTTTTTGTACTCAGCCATTATAGAATCGCATGCAATTTTTCTAGTTTTTGCATCTGGAATACTTGCTATAACTTTCTTTATAGTCTTTAAAGCTCTTACCGTTGCAGCACTATCAGCACCTTGAATTGGATTTTCTGGTCTGTCTTCTGGTGCAACAACATGTCCATCTGGAATATCTTCATCCATTTCCTCTACAGGAATAGTCATGCTTTCTTCTTCATCGCCTGTGCTATTTTCGCCCTCTGATAATTCAGAAATAAGATTGTCAATAGCATCCTCTGGCTTTTCTTCTTTTGAACCTTTCATCATTTCCATGACTTGTTGGCACATTTGCATACATTGGTCTACTTTTGCAGATAATGTTGCCATTCCTTGATCTTCTTTTTCTTGTTCTGCTGAGCTTTCAACCTCTGCATCTTTTATTTTTTCTGGGGTTCTCATTTCTCCTGCTCTTTCTTCTGTAAGTGCGTCTACAGCTTCTGCAAATTCTTCAGGTTCTGCGTCCTGTGCATAATGTTTTAGTCCAAATGATTGAAAAAAGTATGATATTGGACTATTTGTTGTTCTTGGTATTCTCACTTTACTCATTCTTTTCTTTTCTCCTTCCATTTTTTGAATTTTTGAATCCATAATTGCCACTCTGTCTCCTGCTCTACCGCTATCAACTACAGCAACATGATTTCCTACGATATTTGTTTGTGAATAAGTTCCATCATCATTAGGTACTAGTATGTATTCATATCCACACGATACCTCTCTTTTGCCTTTGTTTTCTATTTCGTCAATTAATCCTTTGTTGTATACCATTAAATCAGCCAGTAATAAATCTGGTTCGTTTGGGCTTTGCCTAACATTCTGCATAGCACCTCTTATATATAATCCCGAAGTATCTGGTGTTAGCAACTCAGGGGGATGATTATCGGTTACGATTTTCCCTTCAAAAGACGCAATTGCCTTTTTATCAAACACTTCTTCAGGACTTCTATACACTTTTACAATGTTATTGCCTTGCAATCCTACTTCGCTAGCTAGATATTCATACCAACCAGTACGCGCAATAGGAACATTAAAGCATATTAGAAACCCTTCTGGTGTTTTGGTCATATTCTCACTTATTTTTGAACCATAAAACGCCTTCATTTTTCTTTCATCACCTCCCTTCAAGTGATTTTGGGTATAAAAATAAGCCTTATCGCTAAGACTTTGGTGGTTTAATATTTTTTAAACTTTTGGTTGAATTAGTAGTAATTTTTTCAGAATTAATTGGGTTTTCATAAGGCTTTATAATCCATGCAGCTACGATTCCTATTAGATACCCAAGATTAAAA